CCCGCCGCAGCCGGTATAGTGAAAGCTCCCATACAATCCTTTTCACCAACATAGTATCCAGTTAATAATGGAATCATATGATTAGTGAATATGCCGTGGGGTGCTGCAAAATTGTAAAGTTGTTCGTCATATGCGGGTTTTTTATTTGCTATAGATACAGCATCTTGCCACAAGGTATCCGCAGATAAAACACACATATCTTCTCCGATATCAACTTTCTCAACTTCAAAAAGATGTTTCATTTTATGAATATCATAGCCGTATAATGTGGTTTTGATTTTAATCTCTCCATCAAAGTATTTCTCTAATTCTTTCAAGTCTTTAGGGGTACAAGAGTGTCCTGCTGTTAAGACAGATTTCTCCCCCTTGAACATAATAACTACGCCACTGCTCGAAGAACTAAAAGTCTTCTGATAACAGCTTCCATCATCGCATATAGTAACGTTTTCTTCGATGATCACATTTACGAATGAAGACCGAGCTTTTACAAAATTATTGTCATTATTCTTGCTACAGGAGCTAAATATTATAGAAAGAAAAAATATGATTAAAGACAGTCTCATCTTATTGTAAATATATGTGAGACAAAACTTTTTGGCTCATTTAATTTAAGCAAGGTTTATTAATGAAAAAAACATATGTGTTGGACACTAACGTTCACTTGGCCGATTCAACGGCTTTATTTTCTTTTAAAGAACACGATATTATCATCCCTTTGAAAGTCTTAGAGGAGATTGATAAGCACAAAAAACGCCAAGACGGAGTGGGGGCTAACGCTCGTCATTTCATCCGTATTTTAGACGACTTAAGGGCTCACGGAGACTTACATACAGGTGTAAAAATTCCCGATGGCCAAGGAAAACTTTCTGTAAGAGCCTTCGATCCAGTTTATATGCCAGAAGGTCTTGAGAAGGATGATGCTGACAACCAAATAATTTCTACCGCTTTAAAGGAAAAAGCGAAATACAAAAGAAAAAAGGTCATTCTTGTAACTCAAGATATCAATATGCGCGTCAAGTGCGACTCACTAGGTTTTCCAAGTGAAGAATATAAAACCAACAAGCTTATTGATACTCACGATGAATTATTTTCAGGCTTTGCTACACACTTGGTGGACGATCAATTCATCGACCAGTTTTACATTGGAAAAGAAAAACTTTCACTTGATCCAGAAGAGGGGAAATTTTATCCTAACCAATACATTATGTTGGTTTCAAGCGAAAACGAAAAGAAAACTGCACTTGCAAGATTTAAAAATTATAACTCACCAATTGTAAACATCAATGATTACAAAAATGAAGCGTGGGGAGTTCATCCTCGAAACAAAGAACAAAAATTTGCTTTGGACCTTTTGAATGATATCAGTATTCCTATTGTAACTATAACAGGAAAAGCAGGTACAGGGAAAACACTTTTGGCCTTAGCATCAGGACTAGAACAGGTTCTTGAAAAGAGCATATACAAAAAACTGATAGTTTCCAAGCCTGTGCAGGCTATGGGATCACAAGATATTGGATTCCTTCCGGGCACCCTAGAAGAAAAAATGCGCCCCTGGCTTATGCCAATTCAGGATAATCTAGACTTCTTGATGAGCGGAAATACTAAAAATATCGAGCACTTATACGATGATGGCACAATTGAAATTGAAGCATTAAGTTATATTCGTGGACGTTCTATTTCAAACGCTTATGTGATTATTGACGAGGTTCAAAATCTAAGTCCACACGAATTAAAAACTATTGTAACTAGAGTTGGTGAAAATACTAAAATTAT